TTGCGATACTCTTCAATACCCATCCAAAGTGTATCTGAGCCATAGCGAATGTTATATTTGCCGTTCCACTGTATTCCTGGAATACGGTTTTCGTGATGTGGGCTTCCTTGATTCCACTCGATAACCAACTTAACAAACGCATCTTTTGACATGGAATCGTTTATTTCAAGCAATGCAGAGAACAGCAGCATCTTTAATACCTCCCAATGGCTCTTCAGATCCGTTCCATTAAAAGCGTGAAAACCAACAGCACTCACAAATATGTAGTTTCCAAAAATTCAACGATAATCTGTATTTCGAGTGTATTGCATATATTATAGCATGAAATTCCAGTATTCTCAAGGAAAACAGATGAAAAAAGACCGCAGGCGTTGAAACCTGTGGTCTTTTCATTTTTGTTGGGACTCACGCCTCGATTTCTGTGCCGCCCTGGAATTTAAATGCCATTCGTCCGTCTGTGTGGACAGTTACCGTGTCGATGATGGTCAGCCAGAGCTTTTCGTCAAACTCGGTGAGGGCATCCAATTCCTGCACCTCAAACATAAACGCTCCGATGGCTTCTGACTGGGCTTCCCGTGCAGCTTTTGTAGTGCGGAGCTGTTCGAGCCGTGCCTTGGCTTTTTCATACCGCTCTACAAACCCATTGTACCGGGCGGCGTATTCTTCCTGGTTCTGTGCCGTCTGTGAATTTTCCGCAATGCAACGCATTGTCAGTTCGGTCACCACATCGATCTCCTCAAGCAGACTCTCGATTTCTGTATCAATGCCTGCACAGTCTGTCAGGGTGGCTTGCATCAATCGGCAATCCTCAAGGATGTTGTCTTTGCTTTCGATGATAGCGTTAAGGGCGGTCACGAACCGCGCTTTAATGGTTTCCTCGTCCAGATGCGGCGTTTCGCATTTGTGCTCACCCTTGAATTTGCCGTTGCATTGCCAGATGACCCTGCGGTATTTTGAGGTCGAGTTCCAGACTTTCGAGCCGAAGTAGGAACCGCAGTCCCCGCAGATGATACGGGAAGAAAAAATGCTCTTTCCGCTGTACTGACGGCTTATTCTCTTACGCCGCGCAAGCTCCGTCTGAACTTTGTCGAACTCTTCCGGCGTAATAATCGGCTCATGGCTGTGTTCCACATAATACTGCGGCACCTCGCCCTCATTGACCTTCCTCTTTTTTGTGAGGAAATCGACCGTGAAGCATTTCTGAAGGAGTGCAGCGCCCTTGTATTTCTCGTTTTGAAGGATGCTTTCCACTGTACTGGTCTGCCAGCGTTGTTTTCTCGATGGAGTCGGAATCCCATCTGCTGTCAGTTCCTTTGCAATGGCCCCCGGCGTCAACCCCTCCATGAATCGAGTATAAATCCGGTGGACAACGATTGCCTCCTCCGGAACGACTTCTGGAAAACCGTCCGCTCCTTTGCGATAGCCGAGGAACTGCTTGTATGGGAGGTTGACCTTTCCATCGGCAAACCGTTTTCTCTGTCCCCAGGTAACATTCTCGGATATGGAGCGGCTTTCTTCCTGTGCCAAGCTCGACATGATGGTGAGCAGCAGTTCGCCCTTGCCGTCAAAGGTGTAGATGTTCTCTTTTTCGAAGTAGACTTCTACGCCTTTTTCTTTCAGCTTGCGGATAGTAACCAGGCTGTCGACTGTATTTCGAGCGAAGCGGCTGACCGACTTTGTGACGATGAGGTCGATTTTACCGGACATGGCATCGGCGATCATTTCATTAAAGCCGATGCGATGCTTGGTATTCGTGCCGGAAATGCCTTCGTCGGTGTAAACCTTAACAAACTCCCATTCGGGATTGCGTTTGATGTATTGCGTGTAGTAATCCACCTGCGCCTCGTAGCTGGTGAACTGCTCATCGCTGTCTGTGGACACTCTTGCGTATCCTGCGACCTGCCTCTTTTGTATCGCCACCTTGGAAAGGTGTGTCAGCGGATTGATGGTCGGCGGAATGACTGTGACCGACCGTGCTGCTGTTCTGCTCATAACTTGTGCCTCCTTGCCTGCAGTGCCCGTTGCCGAGCCTGTTCTTTCATTTCAGGCGTCCAGCTTTCTGCTCTGGAGCGGTCTTTCCATGGCCTTGACCGTGAGAATGTGGCTCTTGGCACCGCTGAGAGCATAGTTCGTGCCTGCGGTGATGGCGGTGTTGCTGTCGCCCACATACCACTTGACCGAAGTGACATTGGCGGTGGCAATCTGGTCGGCAGTGGTGCCGATAACATACAAACTGGGCGTCAGAACGAGGTTCTTCGTTTTCCAGTCCGGGGTATAGCTCCCGTTGTCGGGGTTATACATCTGTGTCTTGGCGAGGTTCGAGCCGATGTACCCCGTCAGCGTCAGTGCGTCGTTGTAGTCGATGATGGTAAACTGACCTTGTGCTTTGCTCATATGAGAAGCCTCCTTTGAAGTTGTTGTATCAGAAACGGACGCTGTGCCGGTTTCTGTTGTGGGTTCTGCGGTTGCCATAGTAAATTCCTCCGTTATAACAGGCTCTGCCTGGTCGTGGTGTCGATGAGGTCACAATAAAAAGTGGCGCGGATTTTGACATCCGCACCGGTGATGACCACGGACTTTGCGCCACCGAAATGCTGCTCGTTCCAGACTTTGTCCGCTTCCGTATCCTCAGACACCCTTGTCCAGACAAACTGGTTGGCATCCAGCGTGTCGGTGATGTCTTCGTCCCAGGAGTACACCTTGGCAGAAAGCAGTGTTTTCACATTGCCGTTTTTGAAGATGTTCCCGTTGGACGAGATGATGACCAACCGGAGCATTTTCTGCTCCTCAATGGTGGTAATGCGGTCGCTGACCTCGGTGACCTCTTTGCTGGTGGCGTAGGCACGAAGCACGACTTCGCCGCTCTCCAAATCCCACCATGACGAGCCGTCCTGCGACTGGATGACACCGGCCTTGATGATGTTCGCCACCAGTGAGCCGGAGGTGATGAAGTCTGCGACGATCTGACCGTCCGCCGTGATGGCGGTTTCGTAGGGGCCGTTGTAGCCATTATGGGAAAAGCCCAAGCCGCCCACATTCCACCGCCAGACGTTCACGGCTTCGTCAATGGAGGGAGCGTCCAAAATGAGCAGCTCGTAGGGCTGCCCGCTTTCGCTGTCTGTGTTAATAACCACATAGCCGCCGCTCTGACCGGTGATAAGCCCAGTGGCCTTGCCGATGGCGGTTTGGAGCAGCTTTGGAAAGCGTCCTACCGTGGATTCCACCTTATCAACCGAGGACTGCACCTCGGAGATGGTGGTGATCATGCTGGACTTGCTCTGACCGAGGGAAATGCTCTTGTACCGCTCGGCGAGGGTATCGTACACGGTTTCAATGACCATAGCCGACACGCTCACACCAAGCAGTGAATGCCGAATGGTGACGGTATCGCAGAGGTTGACCCGCTCCAGCAGTGCCGAATACTCCGGCTGTTTCCAGAGCGGCTCAAAGGACACCTTCACCGTGGGGATAGTCGCTCCCAGCGGATTTGCCTTGATGTAACTGTTTGCTTTTGCTCTGAGGGCTTCCTCGGTCACAACTCCGTCAAACTGGTCGGAGAAATCCATGATGAGCGTTTTTGCCCGGACGATCTCCGAGGTCACAATGGGGAGCGTGACCTCCGGCAGCGTGACCACCGTTTCGGTGTCCGTGCCTTCCGGTGTGTACACGGCATATGGGAGCAGTGCGGTATACACACCGCTGTTGTCCTCGTCCTGCTCCATGGCGGTGAGATTCTTGCCGTATTCAATGACCACTCCGGTCTTCTGCCCACGGTGCGAATGGAACTTTACCGTGAAGTTGTCCCATTCAAACTCACCATACCATTTGGAGAGCATGGAACCTTCCGTGCCGCCAAGGCAGGCTCGGACACTTTTCGGTTGGGTGACGGAAAATGCCTTTGCATCCGAGTAGTTCGTCCAGCCGGTAAAGCGTGTATCTCCGGCAAGAAGCTGAGAGAGGATAAGCTGCGGAGAGCGGCTATCAGTACTGAACGGCAGCACCGGCACATTGGCAAGGTCATACGAAATATGCTGACCGTAGATGGTGACGATACCGTTGAGCGGCTTCGTGATACGGTAAATACGGAATGCCTGGTCGGCGGCGGTGTCATTGGGTTTTGCCTTGATGATGCACTCCTTGGTGATAAGCCCATAGTGCTGTCCACTGACCGGGTATTTGAGCAGGCACTCAAACACACCGTTTCGCTCTTCGGTGACTTCGCAGGAAATAGTGTCCGTCAGTACGCCAAGACCGAAGGTCGAAAAAGTCGTAGCATTTGCGGGATAAAGTACGGGAATCATAGGCTGTCACCTCCTTCTGAGCATAAAAAAACCACCGGAGATTTCTCCACGGTGGGTTGGGTTGAATGATTCAATTTTGTTCGACAAACTGGAATTTGTACGTCTTACAGTTTTATCTATTTAGAAATTATACCAATAACATTTTCGGTTTTTTCAGACCATTTCTTTCTTTTATAATCCAAGCCAATGCTTTCAACATAAACGCATTTTTCTTCTGTACAGACTTTTTTGTTCAAGTATTCAATAAAATCCTTTTCATTAAACCAATCTTTTATGTATATTAAGCGGTCTCTTCAGTTCATATGGAAACGTTCTCGAATATAGGGGCACAATTGCTCATTTGGGCATTAATCCGTTTCTTTTTAGTGATAATAAAAAAGCATACGCAATAGCTATTCCTAAGAAACCGGCAACGGCATCAGCAAAATCGGGAATGTTCAGAATTGGAAAAACAAGTTCGTACCCAAGATTAAATGCGGCAATCAATAGCCCTATTACCGTAACAGCCTTCATTCCACCTCCGAATATAAGAACAGCAAATCCCAAAGCCACCAAGACCATAAGTGAGAGAGAAAAATTGGTTACATGAAGAAGAATATAGTCTGGCAATAGTTGAAGTGCAGGGACAAACCAATTAAGAAGTCTAATGAAAAACAGGAGCCATGAAAGAATGATTGTGCACAAATAAATTACTAAATATATTTTCTTTACTTCGTATTTTACCGTAACCTTTCTTTTACCTACCCCATCTCTGTAACCCCTTATTTTAACAAATTCCGATTTGTCATTCTGATTTTAAGAAATTATACCATACTTTTATGAACTTTTCAACTGCCTGTATGGAGGACATATCCGTACCCATCTTATTGGCGTTGTCGGACATATCCGTGATTGCCATATCCGCATACTTTGCGGCTTTCTCGGTATCACCGCCGAGAGACTGGATGAGGCTTGCCGAGAAGCCCGTCACCGTTTCCATGTATTCGTTAGCGGAAAGACCGGCCGTTTTGTATGCGTTGGCGGCATACCGCTGAATCTCCTGCGAGGAGTCCTTGAACAGAGTGTCAACACCGCCAACCAACTGCTCGTAGTCAGCATAGGCGGCGATGACTTCTTTGCCGAGCTTTACGGCGGCGGCACCTGCGGCAACAGCCACAGCACCGAGCGCCACACCTACGGTTTTGAGAACCTTGCCGAAGCCTTCAAACTTACTGCCGGATTCCTCCGCAGCCTTGCCGCCCTCCTTGATGGCTTTCTCATTTTCGTCCAGCTCCCGATTCATGTCGTTGAGGGCGGCTTCGGCATTGTTGAGCTGAATTTGCCAGTTCTGGGTGCGGCGGTCGTTCTCTCCGAAAGAGGTGGCGGCATTCTGCAGAGCCTTGCGAAGGGTATCGATTTTTGTCGTCTGCTCGTCGATCTCTTTTCGCAGCACCTTATTCCGTGCGGCGAGAGCCTCCACGGATTTATCGTTTTTATCAAACTGAGAGGTGGCGAGCTTCATCTCGGAGCCGAGCACCTTGAAGGACTGGTTGATGTCCGCCAGTGCTTTCTTGAATTCTTTTTCGCCCTCAAGACCGATCTTCAGTCCGAAACTGTCTGCCATTCGCCGTCACCTCCTTAAATGCCGTCCGGGATAATATCGTCAATGTAGTGTTCGTGAGCAGGAACAGCCTGCCCGTTATACTGCCTGTGACACTCCCACAGATCCAGCAGCAGACCAAACGGCATCAGCCACACCTCATCCTGGCTGAGATGAAGGTGGGCAAGGCCGTAATAAAGAAGCCGGGTAAACAGCTCCGCATCGGAGACCGTTACCCGACTTGCGCGTTTTTTGCGTCTTTCTCGCTTTCCACATTCCGCTTGGTGCCCTTGTAGAGTGCCTCCGTAATGGCGGTTTTGTATCCGGCGAGGTCGAGGGGCGTGGTCAGAAGCTCCACCACATCCTCGGTGAGCAGCTCCTTGGGATGCTCTTTATCCTTGAGGTTGTGGACGAGGATGCTCTGATTTGCAAGAAGCGTAATCAGCCACACGATCTCTCCGATGGCCATTTCAAAGTTCTCGGACTTCATCAGCTTCTCGCCGAGGTTTTCCAGCCCGCCATAGCGACCGGCGATCTCCTT